ATGCGGTCCTTTTCCGCCGATCGCAGCAGCGCCGTGGTATCCAGCTCGACGTATTCCTCCGGGTATCCGCGCAGGCCATAGAGCGCGCCGAGCGCATCCTCAATATGTGCCAGAGCAAATCCAAGCCCACTCGCCAACCAGAAGCTCATCAGTGCCTCGGTCGAGGCAAACGGCGTCTCGCCGATGCCGAGCAACTGCAGCGGAATCCGATAGGCCAGCGCGATGTGCTGCTCGCTGAGCTTCATGAAGTCCGCCATCTCGGCGTCTTTTGGCGTTCCCGTCAACGTGAATGGCTTGAGCCCGCCGCCCAGGATCGGCGTGCCGCCGGCATTGAGCCCGCGCGCCTGCTCGTTCCAGCGCTCGCGCAGCTCGTCGGCCTGCGCCTTGGTGAACACCAGATCGCTCGACAGGATGGTCGAGGGCCGCGCCTGGTTGGTGTAGTAGGCGATCTGCTGCCGGCTGATCGCGCCCGTTGCCGCGAGATCGAGCAGCGCGGCAGTCAGCGGCGACTCGCCCTTGAGCTGGCTGCGCGTGGTGTGCAGCTTGATGTGCAGCACGTCACGCTGCGGCACGATCAGCGGCTGATCCGGCAACCGACGCTCGATGATCTCGTTGCCGCCCAGGGCATAGAACACGTCGCCGGTGACCGCGATCTGCGCACCGCACTGGCGAGGGCTCATGAGGTGCAATTCACTTATCTCGAACCGATCGTTCCTAAGAGCAAGCGCAAAACAATTGCCGTCGAGATAGAGCGAGCGCGTTGCATTGAGCAGGAAATCGGAGATCGATTGATAGGAGTTCGGCTGCCGCAGGATGCGCGACAGCGCCGAGCTGGTGATGCGATCGCGCCCGCCCCGGTCGTTGGCGCGCCAGTGATTGCCCGGCAACATCGCCACGGTCTGCGAATAGGCCGAGACGCAGGCCTCGACCATGGCCGAGCAGGCGGTGGCGGGAACGGGGTCATACCCTAATTGCCACCAGTTCCAATACTGTCCGGCCTCTGCCGACAGCCATCCGCCGGACACCGGAAGGTAGTACGCGCCGCCGAGGCCTGCCATCTTCGTCGTCCAGGACAGCAGGCGCGTCAGGAGATTGGCCATCACTGCTTCCTATCGCTCTCGCAAACAATGGCATGCAATTGATCAAGCAATTCGGCATGCTCAACTGTCAATGCGTTGATCTCGTCAGCGCTGAAAGGAACCATCCCCTCGATCGGTCGTTTTGCATACGCATCGGTTACAATTTGGCATGCCTGCTCGCGCGCAAAGCTGAATCTGTGCTCGACCTGAAATACTGCTGCCAGCGTGACGAGATCGCGAGTCCAGGTATCCTCGTTAAGCGATCGTTTTTTGAACAGCCACTGATCAAGCCACGCTTGCGCATAGTGATCAACGCAATCAGCGAGGGCTTTCGCCTGCCGCGGCGAAAACCCGTCGCTGAAGCGCACTAAACCAGCCATCACTCAGGCTTGCTCTCGCGCGTCTGATAGGTCGCGGGCGCCGACTGTGCCGATGCTGCTCGAGCCTCGCGCCAGCTTTGCTGCTTGTTCTCTTTCTTATCCGGCGGCAGTTTGCCGAGCTTGGCGTTGTCGACCTCTTCCTGCGTGGGCGTCGGCACGGTTTCATGCATGCGTTTGATGGCCGCCTCGCGCTGGCGCGCATTCTCCTCGCGCTCTTTCTTGGCCTCCTCACTTTCTTCTTGTGGCTTGCCGCCGTGGATCTCCTCGACGGTCTTGCTGCGGCTCATGACGAACTTGTCTACCTCGGCCTGCGTCGGCGTCGGCACGGCATTGTCCATCCGCTCCATCGCCTCCTTATTGCGCTTGTCGAGCTCCTCATCGCGCGGTAACTGCTTGTGCTCGTCCTTGGCGAGCCCGCCGCGCATGAGCTTGAAGCTGTCGATCTCCTGCTGCGACGGAGTTACCAGCGCGGCTTTTTTCTCTTCGGCCATTGTCGTCTCCTATTTCAAAAAGACCGTGGCCCCGGACCACGAGGCCACGGCAAGGTGAGGCGTCTGGGAGAACGGCTTAATCCCAGGCGAAGGTTTCAGACCAGGCAACGACACCAGTCCTGCGCATGGCCCAGTTGACATCGAGGATCATGCGTATACCTATGGTGTCCGTTTGCCAAAGGCTTCGCGTCGGCGCCGCCACCGTTGCCGGTGTACCTGCAGTACCAATTGCAAGCGGCGTCGTATCCTCCATGTGAATCGTCGCCTGATCGCTGACGGAAAACATAGGGGTATCTCCGGTCGCCGTTATAAAGTCAGCGGCATCCAGCGCTATAACCCTATCGGCCGGGATATTCGTGCTTTGAATAACCGGCCAGCCGAACAGCGTGCCGGCGGTGAGCTCGCTGCGGTACGGCGTCTGACCATCCGTCGTGGTCTTGGTCACCACCGCCAGCGCGGCGGCGGGGTTCATGATCCAGACCGGATTGCGAATGTTTCCATTCGTGCCGCTGATCAGCGCCGCCGCCAGCGTACGGAAGTCGGCGATCATGCCCTCGATCGTGGTCAGTGTCGAGTTGGCGGATTCCGACACGCCGCTGCGCAATCCGGCCGGCCGCGTCGTGTCGGCGGCGGTCGCATCGAGCAGGATCAGGTCGAGAGCGGTGCCGGTGTCCTCGACAATGGCCTGACGGATCAGGCCCTCGATGGCGGGAGTGCTGTGCTCACTCAGCTCTCTGGTGAAGGTCGAGATGACCCCCATTTTTTTCGGGGTGAGCGGCACACTGGTGAAGGCACCCTGCTTGACCGGAATGGGCGCCCCCTGCGCGACGAACGCGCCGGCGATCGTCGGCGTCGATGATCGCGTCGGCAGGTTGATCGTGCCGCTGCGCCCGAACGTAAACGAGCCGCCGCGCGCACGCAGTGCCGGATACACATTGTTCGGCAGCAGCGCCGCGAAGAACTCGCCGATCGTAGACGCCACGAGCTGCGAGGCCCAGCCCGACGTCACTGTATCGGCGGGAACCACCGCCGCCTTGGTGACCACGTCGAAGACCGCCTTGGTGGCATCATCCTCGCCGTAGCGCTCCTTCAGGATCTCGTAGGCCGGCCGTTTCCGGTCATCGAGATGCGTCAGCGTCTTGACCACCAGGCTGCGCCAGAGATAGTCGACCGGCGCGATCTTCTGGGCCGGGACCGCAAACGGCCGCGGCAGATGGCCGGGGGTCGGCACCGGCATGTTGGTCGACGGAAGCGCCGTCGCGGCAAGCCGCAGCTCGGCCTGCTTGAGCGTCTCGAGGCTCTTCTCGACGCGCGCGATTTTCTCGTTCAGCTCAGTCGTGATCGCCATCTCATCGTCGGTGACATTAGTGTCGTCAACGATGCTTTCGAGGTGATCGCGCAGTTGATCCTTTAGCGCGACGCGGTGTTCCTCCGCATCGGTGATGCGCTGGGAAATGGGAGACATGATTGGAGATCCCTAGATAGGGACGGATTCAGGCATGCTTGCCGGCTTCAACCCGTGAGGCGCGCCCTGCCATGCTCGGCGACGATCGTCCGCACGCATTCGATTTCGTCCAGCAATCGGTACAGCTTTCGATAAAGCCGATTCTCTGGATAGCTCTTGATCAGCCCCTGCACCCATTGCTTGAGCTTGCGGGCCTCTCCCGGCGACCACCGTTCCGGCTCCATCAATTTGGCATACTCGCCAACGTGGTCAGGCGTTGCCGGCTTGTCGTCGCTGTTGCCATGCTTGGCAATGACAAGCCTGCGAATCTCATTTGACAGTTTGAGCTCTTTCGCCACCGCCAGCGCATTCGGATTCGCCGGAACGGCGACGACGCTCGCTTCCACGAGCTGCTGCTTGGTGTAGGTAAAGCCGAGAAACTTCTCGTCCTTGTCCCTGCGCATCTTGCGCTCGATCGGCAGGAAGCCGACGCTGACGGCTTTCAGGATGTCGGCGCGGACAAAGCGAATGATCTCGTCGGCGCGGGCCGAGATGCCTTCGGGCGCTGGCTCGAGCTCGCCCAGCAGGCGCTTGCCCTCGACACGCACATCCTTCCAGGTGCCGAGGATCCAGTCCGACCGATGCCCAAACAGCGCGATGGGGTTCCTGTTGAAGTCGGCGAGATCGAATCCCGACGCCGTGATGATGTCGCCGGCGCGATCCGGCGTCTCGTCTGACAACACGAACGTCATGCCGTCGGACTTCTCGGCATGAACCTTGTGAATGATCGCCATTGTCATTGGCAGCTCCACAGATTGAAGTTCAGCACGGCAAACACCGAGTCCCAGTTGCCCGGCCTCGGCTGACGATAGACATTGATCCTCGGATACCAGTCCGCGGCGCGATACCAGGGCCAGTACATCACGTGCGGTACCAGCAGATGCAGTGACGGGTGGCCGATGGCGCCGGCCAGGTGCGCAACGGCCGTGTCCACCGTCACCACATGGCGCATCGCCATGAGTTGCTCGGCAGTGTCGGCAAAGTCCCGATAGTTGGCTGCTCTCACGCCATGGGCCAGCGCGTCATCCTGCTCGTGCGTCTGCACGCTCTGCAGGTCACAGTT